GGCCGCCGCGCGGCCCGCCGCCAGCACCGCCTGGCCGCGCGGAATGGTCAGGCTCTGCATCACCAGCCCCGTCGCCGGCTCCCATAGCCAGTAGCCGACCTGGTCATGGAAGGTCGTCGTCTCCGGCGGCGCCATGATGTGGATGTGGTAGCGCAGGCCGTAGAATAGCTGCGGGCCGTTGGCTTGCGGGTCGATGGCGTCGAAGGTGATTTTTTCGATGAACTTGCGGCGTTCGGGGCCTTCGGCTTTGGGGCTGGTGTCGATGCCGGTGGTTTGTGACTGCCATTCTCCGGCGAGACGCGTCAGCGGGCCGAGATTGGCCAGGGTGTCGGGGTCGACATCGCTGGGTTCGGTGAAGATGTCGTGGGGGAATGGATCCATGGCGGGCTCCTGCTTTTGGTGTGGGGGTCAGGATAGGCGATTGGGTTGGTGGCGGCAATGTTTTGGCCGGCTCTTGATCTCTTCAAGCAAGTGCCCACCCCCGGCCCCTCCCGCAAGCGGGAGGGGAGAAAGACGCTCCAATTTCTTTGTTTCTTTGAAACTATGGCTCGGCGCGGACGCGTTTTGGGTTGCCTGGGCGGACGCCCTTACTCTGGTTGGATGACCGATTATGAAACTGAAAATGGGTGACGATGGCAAGCCGGCGGTGCTGGATGGCAAGCCGGTTTATGTGCATGACGATGGCCGCGAGGTGGCATTCGACGCGCCGGGGACGGTGGCGGCGATTTCGCGGCTGAATGGCGAAGCTCGAACAAATCGTGAACGAGCCGAGATCGCCGAGCACCGGCTGAAAGCCTATGCCGGGATCGACGATCCGGAGGCGGCGAAGGCGGCGTTGTCGACGATCGCCGCGTTTGATTCGAAGCAGCTGGTGGATGCCGGTGAGATCGAGCGGGCCCGGGCCGAGGCGGCTACGGCGGCCGAGGCCAAGTATCAGCCCGTGGTGCAGGAGCGCGATGCGCTGCATGGCGAGCTGGTCAAGGCGCGGATCGGCGGCGCGTTTACCCGGTCGCGGTTCATTGCCGACAAATTGGCGATACCCGCTGATCTGGTGGAGGCGCGTTTCGGCGGGCAGTTCCGCATCGAGGATGGCCAGGTGGTGGCCTTCGACGGATCGGGCAACCGCATCGCCAGCCCGGCCAATCCGGGTGAGCCGGCCAGCTTCGATGAGGCGATGGCGATCATCGTCGAAGCTTATCCTTACCGCGATACCATCCTCAAGGGTACCGGCGCTTCGGGCTCCGGCGCCAATGGCGGCGGTGTGCGGGGCGGCGGGCGCCATGTCACCCGGGCGCAGTTCCTGGCGCTTTCCCCGGCCGGACAAGCGGCGGTTGCCCGCGATGCGGCGGCGGGGAAGGCTTCGATAACCGACTGAATTTCAACTCCATCGATAGGATGAAACAACATGGCTAATACCCTGACCGGGCTGATTCCGACCTTGTATGAAGCGCTGGACGTGGTTTCGCGCGAGATGGTCGGCTTCATTCCCGCCGTATCGCGCGATACCTCTTCGGCGCGGGCGGCGCTGAACGAGACGATCCTGGTGCCGATCACCACCGGGCAGGTTGCGAACGACAATATCGCCGGCGTGACGGCGCCCAATACCGGCGACCAGACGATTACCAGCATCGCCATGACGATCGCCAAGTCCAAACATGTGCCGATCCGCTGGGGCGGTGAAGAAGAGCGCGGCATGGGCAATGCCGGGACGTATAATGGCGTGTTGCTGAACCAGTTCACGCAAGGGTTCCGCACGCTGACCAATCTGATCGAGGTCGATCTGTTCAACGCCGCGATCGCCAATGCCAGCCGAGCTTATGGTGTTGCCGGCACGGCGCCGTTCGGGACGCCGGGCAACCTTTCGGACATTGCCCAGGTGCGCAAGATGTTGTCGGATAATGGCGCATCGACGAGCGAGCTGCAATATGTCGGCAGCACCTCGGCCTTCGCCAATTTGCGCGGTGTGCAGAGTGTGTTGTTCAAGGTGAGCGAGGCGGGTACTTCGGACCTGTTGCGCAATGGTGTGCTGGGCCGGCTGGAAGGCTTTGACCTGCATGAATCGGCGGCGGTCACGATGCAGACCAAGGGCACCGGCAGCGGTTATACCACGACCAGCGCGGGTTCGGCTGCCGGTAGCACGCAGATCGCCTTGATCGGCGGAACCGGAACGGTGAATCCGGGTGACATCGTTACATTTGCGGGCGATCTCAACCAGTATGTCGTGCAGCTGGGTATTTCCGCGCCGGGCACGATTTCGATCGGCGCGCCGGGGCTGGTGCAGGCGATCCCTGCGGCGACCACGGCGATGACGGTCGCAGCGAACCGCACGCCTAACGTCGCCTTTGCCCGCTCCGCGATCCAGTTGATCACCCGGGCGCCACAGATGCCGGTGGGACCGGATGGCGTGGCCATGGATATGGCGGACGACGTGGTTCAGGTGACCGACCCTGTATCGGGCATCACCTTCGACATCGCCGTCTACCGCCAATTCATGCAGATGGTTTACCACGTCCGGGTTGCGTGGGGCGCGGCGGCGATCAAGCCGGAACATACGGTATTGTCGCTGGGGTAATTCAAGTGCGTTTCGGGCCCTTGAATCCTCTCGTCACAGGGAGGCTGCAAGGGCTCGAAACAGGCACTGTTTGCGCCTCGCAGGTGGGCCGCTCCTATTTACTCTCCTCTGCTGACAAGGTTTCGCCCATGCTCACCGCTGCCCAGATGACCGATGCGCGCCGCTTTGCCGGCTATGCCGCGCCGGGCACGACGATGGTACTCGATGCCAATAGCGACACGGTTTACGTGCAATATGGCGTTGTGACGATGTCGCTTTACACGCGGCTGACCAGCTTGAGCGCGACCGAGGAGGTGGTGCTGGTTGGCATTTATCTGGCCAACCTCAACAGCCTGGAGGGCGCCATTCCGCTGGCCGGAGACAATCTGGACACCGATGCGGCGGCGGTGTGGAAGCATAATTCCCATGAGGTGCGCGACCGGCTGGCGCTGCTGGCGCAATGGTCGCTGCGGATGTGCGTACTTCTGGGCGTGGCGCCGGGACCTGGGTTACAGGTCGGGCCGGGGCTTGGCTCGGCAGTCAGCATGGTGCGCGGTTGATGGACGCGGGCACGCTAAACGCGCGGATCTATGAGGGGCGCGGCAAGGTGGCGGCGCGGATTGGCACCATGACACGGGTGTTTCGTCCGGCGGACGCGCTCAATCCTCTCGCCAATCTGGTGGCGTTGCTGCCGGTCGCCTATAATGCCGTGGACGGCAAGTATGCGTCGGCGAACAGCTATGGCAAGGTGGTGTGGTACGCCGATTTCGATGCCTCGCAAGCCGAGGGAGGCGATTACCTGGTCAGCACTGGCGCCACGGCTAACAGTTCTTTCGCCAATGACGAGATCGATCCTGCGTATTTCTTTGTTGCCGCCAAGCAGTCGCTGCTGCCGATTATTGCCGTTGCCTGCAACCGCTTCATTCGCATAACGCGACCCGTCCCGCTGGCGTCGAATACGGCGGGCGCGACCGGGTACAGCGGGATCGGTGCGGCAGGAATGGTCGATGTGCTGGGGACGGCGGCTGCGACCAATTTCGGGCAGGACACTGGCTGGCCCTGCGCGATGATATTTGGCGGCGGGGCGACGCGTCTGAAAGACCCGTTGCCTGCGGGCGCCGCGCTGGCTGTGGGTTGGATGATTTATCTGCCGCCTTCGGTGCCGGTGGCCCTGCTGCCGGGCGACCGGGTGATCGACGATACCGGGCGAGTGCTGGTGATCGAGGGCGCTGAACTGACCAGCATGGGCTATCGGTTGCAAGCCAAAGAGGCGCATTCCTAGCATCGTCCGAAAAAGTGGGCACCGGTTTTTCGTCTTGAACGATGCGACAACAAGGAATCCTTATGGCTGACATGACGGATGCCGGCAACGCTCTGGTGGCATTGATTGCGGGGATTCTGTACCCGCAGGGTGTGGCGGCCTGCCCGGTAACGGGCTATCGTTTGCTGGTCTATCAGGGCTGGCCCGAAGCGGTGACTTTGGCGAGCGATCTTGCCGCCGGGACGATGCATGTTTCGGTGTTTCCCAAGCCTGGCGACAAGGTAACTTCGATCTCGCAGAATGACGGCGACTGGGAAGTGGTCAGCGACAATGGCACCGGTGGTGGCGCCGTGCTGGAACTGCGCCGACAGACGCGGGTGTTTCAGATCAGTGTCTGGGCAAGTGTTTATGCTCGGCGCGATGCCGCTGCCGCAGTGATCGATGCAGGGCTGGCGGCGGTGTCGCGGCTGGTGCTGGCGGATGGGTCGGTGGCGGTGATGACCTATGACAGCTCGCTGCAGGACGACGGCCAGCAGCAGGCGGGAATCTATCTGCGCGATTTACTATACGCGCTCAATTACGCGACCACGCAGGTGATGGCGCTGACCGCGATCACGGCCACGGTGACCGATGTGACGGTGGACGTGAATGGTGCGGATATTGCGACGGTTTCGATCCTGTCCTGAATTTCGCTGCTGCGCCGAAGCAAGTGCCCACCCCCAACCCCTCCCGCAAGCGGGAGGGGAGATAGTGCATCTTTGTGCACGCCCTTTTCACAGGAGTCGTATTCATGACCGTTGTTCAGCAAGGGCAGGTCAATACGACCTCGCTCGTCGTTCCCGATGTCGTTGTCCAGATTGTCCCGCCCCAGCAGAACTACGTCAATGGCGTGGCGACCAATATCCTGGGGCTGGTGGGCACGGCGAGTTGGGGGCCAGTGAATTCGCCGACCATCATCGGCGACATAAAGTCCTACGTCGCCACTTTCGGCAATATCCAGCCGCGCAAATACGATATGGGAACGGCCGCCTGGGCGGCGATCCTGAATGGCGCCAACAACATGCGCTGTGTGCGGGTCACGGACGGCAGCGATACCGCCGCCACGGCCAACATCGGCACCAGCGGCATTACCATTGCGTCCAGATACACCGGATCGCTGGGCAACGGCATTGCCGCCATGCTCACCGCCGGGACGGCGAGCGGCAGCTGGCGAGTAACGATCACCTTGCCGGGGTTGGTGCCCGAAGTGTTCGACAACATCGCGGCCGGGCTGTCGGGCAATGCCGTGTGGGTGGCCATGGCGACGGCGATCAACAACGGCATTTCAGGTTTGCGCGGGCCATCGCAGATCGTGGTGGCGACGGCCGGCACCAGCACCGCGCTGCCCGCTACGACCACGGCCGCGCTGAGTGGTGGCAGCGATGGCGCCACCGGAGTCGGGGCAACCCAGCTGATCGGCGCCGATGGCGTAGCGCGTAGCGGCATGTATGCCTTGCGCGCTACCGGAACCAGCGTGGCATTGCTGGCCGATTGCGATGCCGCGACTGCCTGGCCTTCGCAGATTGCCTATGGCCTGTCCGAAGGGACTTACATGATCATGGTGACGCCTTCAGGCGACACCATCGCCAATGCCGTTGCCGCCAAGGCCGGCGCAGGAATCGACAGCTATGCGGGCAAGCTGCTGTTCGGTGACTGGGTCTATTTCAATGACACGGTG